GGAAGACAATGTATATTGTAGAGCTCTGTATTGTAAACTTGCAAAGATACACACCAAGAATAGCTTGAGTAAAATAGGAGGGGTCATAGGCAGAGACCATGCAACAGTCTTGCACAACTTAAAACTGTTTGATGAAGTGATAGTAAATTATGAAGTAGAGTATTTAAAGATATTTAACAGGCTTGATAATATACTCTCAACCAAAACAGGAAAGGTAGAAAAAATACTAAATCCTGACCTCTACTACAGAAAAAGATATACAAGGCTACTTCTGGAGCATAGAACTCTAACCCATAACTACAGAGAACTAAAAAAAAGCTATGAGGGTTTTCTTCATGTAAAGTACCATGACAAAGAAGTATAAATCAGAATTACCTGACTTATATTAATTTGTTTGTTAATAAAATGTTTATTACATTTATACTTTGTATATTATAAGGGGAAGCCGAAAACCTTTTAGAGTAGGTAACAAACTAAATTAATATTATGAATACATTAAACATTAAAACAGGAACTTTTGAAAAAAATTATGACATTGACAAGCTAAATTATGCAACAGTAAACAGAAAAATTGTAGACTTGCATAGAGATAGTTTCAAAGAAAAAATGATAGAGTTTGGTTTTTTAGTCCCAATAATTGTAGACCACAAAGCTAACCTTATAGAAGGACATCATAGAGTAGATTGTGCAAAGCAAATGGGAATAAAAAATTTACCAGCATATATTGTAGATTGGATAGATGTTACAAATAAAGATAATTATCAAAAGTTTATAATGACTATTAACAATAACAACAGGAGATGGACAGCTTTAGATTATTTAGAAAGCTATGCACAAACAAGAAAGGACTATGCTTATGTTTATAAAAAATACTTAGAGACTAAAGATGTTTTTTCTGTTGGAAATGTACTAAACATATATTTTAATTTTGGATGCACAGAAACATTTAAAAAAGGCAACGCCACTATAAAAATGAGATTGTTTAGTGAATATCTTTTTAAAAGGTTTTACGATTTAAAAAAGGAATACGGCAGCTTTAAAATACAAGCCTTCACTATAAATAGGGTTTGTTCTATAGCTCATTCTTATTGCAAGGGAAATACAAAAGAAATGAATTTTATTTTTAATCAACTTGAAACATGGGCAGAACAAGATAACCCTATACTTTCTTCTGTTGAGTGGATAAGACCCGAAGTAAAAAAACAAATTAGTTTTTACAGGGAAATACAAAATGATAAAGTTACACAATAAGGATTGTATGGTTGCGATGGCAGGGTTTAGCGATAATCAGTTTGACCTTGCTATTGTAGACCCACCCTATGGCATTGGTTTTGGAAAATTTAATAGAACTAATAAAACAAGCAATGGCACACGAATTAAAGCAAATAAATATAAGCAGAGTAATTGGGATGATTCAATTCCGACAAATAAATATTTTTTAGAATTAAAAAGGGTTAGTAGAAATCAAATAGTTTGGGGTTCAAATTATTTTCCTCAATTATGGCTTAATGGTTGTAAAGGTTTTATATTTTGGTATAAAGGCAATCCTGTTCCAAATTTTTCAGATGGAGAACTTGCTTATACAAGTTTTAACAAGGTAGCGAAACAGTTTGATTACAGATACTATGGAGGATTAGAGGGGAATACTTCGGCAAGTGATAAAATACATCCAACACAAAAGCCAGCAGCACTATACGAATGGTTATTGATGAATTACGCAAAAGAAGGAGATAAAATATTAGATACACACTTAGGAAGTGGAAGCATAGCAATAGCTTGTCATAACTTAGGATATGATTTAACAGGATATGAAATAGACACAGAATATTACGAAGCAGCAATAAAACGATTAAAACAACATCAAGCTCAAAAAAGGCTATTTTAACAAACAAGGCTTTTTTTTATTATATCTTTGATTAATCAATTTTTTTCAAATGGCAAGAGGAGGTAAAAGAGAAGGAGCAGGTAGGAAATCTAAATCAGATGAGGTCTCTCTTATAGAGAAACTTACTCCATTAGAACCCTATGCTTTAGAAGCTCTGGCAAAGGGAGTCAAGGAAGGAGACTTTAAATTTGTGCAGCTCTACCTAAATTACTATGCAGGAAAACCTGTAGAGAATAAGAACATACAACTTACAGAAGATATTCCAATATTTGTTGATTGAAAAAAGTTTTAGATGTTTGTTGTGGACCTAAGGGAATGTGGTTTGATAAAAAAGATAGCAGAGCTTTATTTATGGATAAGCGAAAAGAAATTCATAACAACATATATCCATCTTTAAAAAGCACTTTAGTAATTGACCCTGATATAGTAGGAGATTTCACTAATATGAAATTTGACAATAATTCATTTTGGCATATTGTTTTTGACCCACCTCACATAAAAAGAAATAAACTTGGAGAAATAACTAAAAGATATGGAAACTTAGAGGCAGATTGGAAGAAAACTATTAGTAAAGGATTTAAAGAATGTTTTAGGGTGCTTAAACCAAATGGGACACTAATTTTTAAATGGAGTGAAGTGCAATTTTCTGTAAAGGAGGTGTTAAAACTTACTGACCAAAACCCCTTATATGGACACAGGAGTGGAAAGAGAATGAATACACATTGGATTGCTTTTATTAAAGAATGATTCCTAAGAAAACTACAGCAGTAAATAAACTCAGAGAGTTAAAACAAAGAGTAAAAGTTATTAGAGGAGGTACTTCTGCTGGAAAGACTATAGGTATACTTCTTATCCTTATAAATGATGCCATTAAGAATAAAGGAAAAGAAATAAGTGTAGTAGCTTCTACTATCCCAAGTTTAAGGAGAGGCTCTCTAAAAGACTTTCTAAGTATTATGCAGGGTCTTGGTAGGTTTGATGAGAGTAAGTTCAATAGAAGCCTTCTAAAGTACACTTTCAGCAATGGAAGCTATATAGAGTTCTTCTCAACAGATATCCCAGAAAAACTTAAAGGTGCCCGTAGAACATCTCTATTTATGAATGAAGCTAATAACTGTAGTTTTAGTAGCTATCAAGAACTATCTATAAGAACCTCTGGAGATATATGGCTTGACTATAATCCTGTCAATAGGTTTTGGGTAGATAAAGAACTGATAGGTCAGCCTGATACAGATTACATAACTCTTACCTATAGAGATAATGAAAACTTATCTGATGCCATAGTCAAGGAGCTGGAGAAAGCAAGAGTAAAAGCTAAGACCTCAACCTATTGGAAGAATTGGTGTAGAGTTTATTTGGATGGTCTTACAGGCAGTCTTGAGGGAGCTTGTATATCTGATTGGAAAGAAATAGATACTATACCTGTAGAGGCTAAATTACTTAGCTATGGCATGGATTTTGGTTATAGTGTAGACCCAACAACCTTAGTTGCACTTTATAAGTGGAATGATGCTTACATATTTGATGAGGTTCTGTATAAGACAGGAATGTTAAATAGAGACATAAGCAGGTATCTAAATCAGCATAATATCAAAGAAAACATAATAGCAGACTCAGCAGAACCTAAGAGTATATCTGAGATTTCTCAGTATGGTCATAACATCTATCCTTGTACTAAAGGTAGAGACTCTGTTATCTATGGTATCAATCTTATAAATCAGAATGAAATATATGTAACTCAAAGAAGTAAGAACCTTAAAAGAGAGCTTCAAGGTTATGTATGGGCAAAAGATAAAGAGGGAAACACCCTGCAAAAGCCATCAGGGGAGCACCCAGACTGTATAGATGCTGCCAGATATGTTCTAACAGATGTATTAGAAAATCCACACAAAGGTCAGTATTTTATTTATTGATTTGCTTGTTAATAAAATGTTTATTACATTTACACTATAAACATTAAAACAATTATTATGAATTTTACAAAAATTTACAATGCTACTTTAGAAAAAAAGGATTTAAGATTTTCTTACAAGGGCGAAAAATTTGAAACCTTTATAGATTGGGAAGGAGATTTTTGCCTTACACATTACAACCCAAAATATTATAGCAATGGTGCAAGCGGTTGGAATAATCCCTCCATAGTCGCCAACAGCTGGTTTGTTGGTGATATTGAAGGTTTGGAAAAAACAGTAAATGAAATTATAGAATTAGTAAAACAAAAATAAAAAACAAGGGGGTAGAGATACCCCCTTTTAAATTAATTATTATGTATAAATTAGAATCAGTTGGTTGCTATATTGAAAAAACAACAGGTAACACTTATCCAATCAATTCAGATGGTACACCAGACCTTATGTCAGATGTCTTTATAGATGATTGTAGTGATGAATGGTTAGAGGCTTTATCATCAAAAGATAAATTAATTGTAAAAAAAGTAATAGAACAATTATGAAAACAACAATAGAAGAATTAATTACAGGTTACTTTAGAGTCCATTGGAAAGATGGACAATTTAGAGGAGGTTATAGAGACTTCCCTACACTTAAAGAAGCAGAGGAGTATAAAACATTAGTAGATGCTCAAGACTTGATAAATTTAAATCAAGAGATAACAAATAATTTAATGAATAATTTTGATATATGAAAATTAAAACAATAACAGAAGAACAAAACAAAAAGAACCTGAGAAAAGTATTTCTTGGGTTTTGCTTTATTATAGTATATTCCTATCTTGGTATTATAGGTTTAGTAACTACAGTAAAATGGATTATAGACTAAATAAACCAAATTGGAAAAAGATGACAAGGTGCTGGGATAATTACATAAGAGTTTATCCTGTACCTTTGAGTAAGGGTCCAAGACCTGATGTAAGACTTGAGATAGAATTTCAAGGTCAGTATAAAGAAGGAAAAATAATATTTAAACAAAATAAAAAAGGACAATATGAAATAAGCAAAAAAATAGAGGAGACCTACATTTGGCTCTATGATAATTATAAGCATAGATTTACACAGCCTGATGGGGCACATTATAAAAGGAAACATTTTTCATTTGATTAGAAAAAGACCCTCAAGAGATTGGGGGTTTTTTGTTTTATACACTTTTACAAGAATTTTATTATATAAGTATGAAGATTAAAATACCTGTTCCTGAAAGTCTCTCAGAGATGACTTTAGAACAATATCAAAAGTTTGAAAAGATAAACACAGAGGACAATCAAGGTTCTAACTTTCTACTTCAAAAGATGGTTGAGATATTTTGTAACCTCCCTCTAAAAGATATAGCTACAGTAAAATTTACCTATGTTCAAAAAGTAATAAAAGAACTTAATAAGAACTTCCAATCTAAAACACCTTTTATAAATTTATTTGTTATGGATGGCATTCAATATGGTTTTATACCTAAGTTGGATGACATGACTTTAGGAGAGTATATAGACATAGACAACAACATAAAAGATTGGGATAATATGCACAAAGCCATGACAGTTCTTTACAGACCTGTTAAGTTTAAAAAAGGAGATAGATATCAAATAGAAGATTACACAGCAGAAGAAAATCCAGAGCTTATGAAGCAGATGCCTTTAGATGTTGTAATGGGTGCTCTGGTTTTTTTTTATCTTTTACAAGAGGAGTTACTGCAAACTACCCTGAACTATTTGAGCAAAGAAATGGAGGAGAACCTGACTATGGAGCAAAAGCTAACTTTGGAAAAAAATGGGGGTGGTATCAGTCAATCTATGGATTGGCTCAGGGGGATGTTACCAAGTATGACTTGGTTACCAAATTAAATGTACATAAATGTCTTATGTATTTATCCTTTGAAAAAGAGAAAACAGAAATAGAACTAAAAAGACTTAAAAAATGAAAGCCTTCTATGATGTAACAAACCAGCTCAAGACAACTCTTGCAGCAGAACCTTTTGTTAAGACTGTTACTTATGGTGAGCTTTCAGATGTAGATTTAGGTAAGCAGACTATTTTTCCTTTGGCTCACTTGATTGTAAACAATGCTACAGTAGGAGAAAAGGTAATTACATTCAATACTTCTATTATCTGTATGGATATAGTAGATATAAGTAAAGATGAGACTACTGATATATTTGTGGGTAATGACAATGAGCAAGACATACTAAATACTCAACTTGCAGTCCTGACAAGAGTTCTAAATCAATTCCAAAGAGGAGATTTATATGTAAATAAATTCCAGATTGCAGAAGATGTAAGTTGTGAACCTTTTGTAGATAGGTTTGAAAATAAACTTGCAGGTTGGACAGCAACATTTAACATATTATTACAAAATGAAATGACAGTCTGTAGCTAATGGAATATAAAGAAGTAAAAAAGATATTAGAGAAGTTTGCTGATAGTGTTATAAAACAAGCTAAGGGAAATCTTAGAAGAAATAGAAACAACAGATTTATAACAGGTAACAGCTCTGGTAACTTAGATGGTAGTTTAGGTTATACCCTAAATAAAAAACCTGAAGGGTTTAGTTTGCAGTTCTCAATGCTTGAATATGGCTCATACCAAGATGAAGGAGTAAGGGGTAGCAAAAGCACATACTCACAAAGTAGAGACAGCAGATTTGCTTTTTCAGGTAGATTTAAAACAATAAGACCACAGTCATTAGATAAGTGGATGGTCAAAAAGAATTTAGATGGTATAAGAGATGCTAAAGGTAGGTTTATATCAAGAAAGAGTCTTAGATACTTAATAGCAAAAAGTATATATGAGAAAGGACTAAGAGCAAGTAACTTCTTTACAAGACCCTTCATGGATAATTACCTCAAACTACCTGAGGAGTTTATAGATGCCTTTGAGCTTGACTTTGATAATTTTTTAGAAGAAACTAATCTGACATGAGTAAATTAAACGCAAGGAGTCCTTTTTACTTAAACTATAGTACACCTACAGAACCAACTGTAGCCTATGATTGTACAGTAGCAAACCTTACAGGTTTCTCTGTAGACCAAGAAGGAGTAGTAACAACACCAAATATAGAGAGAGGAACTTTTAGAAGTTTTACAAGTTCTGCTGGAGATTTTGCAAATGGCAAATTTGCTACAGTAAGCACAGACACATCAAGAACTATATCTGTAGTAATTGGTATACCTACAGGGTATTCAAACAGCTCTGATGGTACATTTACTTGTACTGCTACAGCAACACAAATTGCTAAGGTAACCTCAGGTTCTACACCCTCTTGTACAGGTGGACCTACACTTAATGGTAGTATATCAACACAAACAATAGCATCAGGAGGCAATACTGCAACTATAAATGCAGCAAGTTTTTTTAATAGTGCTACAAAGTATTCAGTAGTAAATATGAATCCTGCTTTATTCAATACATCTCTAAGTAGTTCTACTTTGACAATTACATCAGGTAATTCAGGAGGTTCTGGTAGTGCTTATCTTAGAGCTAATGATGATGGAGTAAATACCTGTACAGCAGTTCAAAGGATTCCTGTTACTGTAACAGTATCTGATGCTCTTGGATGTACAGCGAGTTCTGGAGTTACAGCAGTAGATTTACAAGGTGGTTCTGCTACAGCAGCAGGGGTAGTTACACTTCCATCTCTTACAGGTGGTTTGATTGCTTCTTTTTCTTTGGATGCGAGTGGTTCTCCAACCATAACAAGTCTCTCAGCTAATTCAGGTTCAGCAGCTCAGAATGTTACAGTATATTTTAACATTACAGTAGGAGCTGGTTTTTCAAATTCAGGGGCAACTATTGTTTGTCCAAAAGTTATATCTCAAGCTGGTACAGGCTTACCTACATTTAATTGTGATGTTGCTGGAATAGAAGGTCAAGGTATTAGAAAAGATGGTAATGTAATTGTTGGAACTGCAAAAGTAGGAACAATAACAAACTACACTTTAATAGGTCAAACAGGCAAAACATTCCCAGAGGTAACCTCAGAAACAGACAGAAATGTATCTTTTGAAATAACTCCTCCTGCTGGAGTTTATGCAAGTGATTCAGCTATTACTTGTCCTGATTCAAGTGGTATTACTTTGAAACAACCTGCTGTAGCTACAAGATGTGGTTCTGTAGTATATTACATTAACACAAATGGAGAAGGAGGAGAAGATTTCTTTTGTCAAGGAGGTTTTCAATATCCAAGAACTTATAAAATTCTATCAGAAGCAGTAGAGATTTTAAACGCAAAAGGTAAAACAGTCTGCTATGCAAATCAAAGCACTAATGCACCTGAAGGACCATTTTTAGGAGGAGGTAGATATTTTGCAGTAGACATTTTTGTAAACAGAACATTTATAAGTTTACAAGCACTTAACGCAGATTTTTTTAATACTTTCATTATATGGAAGATTGATGATGGTGTAGTGTCAGAAGTTTGGCAATGGAACTGTAGTAGTGGAGGAAATGGACAAGGTAGACAAATTCAATAATTATGGCAGCAACACTAAAATCAGTTACATTACAAATATATATTTACACAGGTACTTCTGGGAGTTACTCTGATAGTGATTTAAAATTTACAATCCAAAAAGAAATAATTACAGGACAATCAAAAATTATATTTGAAATTGCAGAGCTTGTAAGAGATTTTATAGATATTAGTTTTAACAATGACTATCTATCCAATACAGTTTGGGTAACTGCTGTAGCTAATTTATTTGATGAGACAGATACAGTATTTAGTTTTGGAAATCCTGTTACCAATACATATTTAGCTTTTGATGGGTTTGGATATTTTGAGGATGAGATAAATCCACAGGGTAATATCTATGACCTTATTACTTCTTCTAACATTGTACTTCCAAAAGATACTGCTGGTAAATTACCTGTATATGCAGCGAGTACAGGAAGTGTAGTTATTGATAGTAGCACAACTTCTATAACTGACAATGGAAACTCTAATCAGAAGATACAATATGTAACCATACCTGCTAATAGTTCTACAATACTTGTAAAAGATAGCGGAGGCACTACAAGAAAAACCATTACAGTATCTACAGAATGTCCTGACAAACATACACCCTATAAAGTAACCTTTGTCAATAAGCATGGAGCTTTTCAAGACTTATATTTCTTTAAGAAATCAGTAGAGACCTTTAGTGTTACAGGAGATGAGAGTTTTAAAAGAAACACAGTAAGCACAAGCACAGTTACTTATAACACTTATGAAGGTCAGAAAGAAAGGTTTAATGTAAATGCTCTTAGTAGCTTACAACTTAATACAGGGTTTATACCAGAAGATTTAAAAGAAGCAGTAGAAGAACTGTTTATATCTGAGAATGTATTTATAAGGTTTGAAAGTAAAACTCTGCCTATCATACCTAAGACAAAATCATTTACGCACAAAACAAGTCTTAATGATAAACTAATAAATTACACAGTAGACTTTGACTTTGCCTTTAACAAGATAAACAATGTTAGATAATGAAAGTATCTTTGCAGCTTTATGTAAATGGTCAGCAAGTAGAATTGTTTGAAGATGAAAGTATTACTCTTACTCAGAGCATACAGGATGTTAGAGATATATCAAAGATATTTACTGAGTTTACAAGACAGTTTTCTATACCTGCCTCCAAAAATAACAATAGAGTTTTTCAGCATTTCTACAACCAAGATATTGTCGATGGATTAGATGCAAGACAAAAGATAGATGCTGTCCTTTATCTTAACCATCAGCTTTTCAAAAATGGTAAGGTAAAATTAAAAGGCTCAACTCTTAAAAACAACAAACCTCACACTTACAGAATAGTATTTTTTGGTAACACAGTAAACTTAAAAGACTTGGTAGGAGAAACATCAATAGCTTCACTATTACTTTTAAGAAACTTTACTTTTGATTACAATAGCACTAATATAAAAAATGCATTATCAACTGCTGTAGACATTACCTCAGATGGAGAAATATTCAAAGAGGCTCTTTTATTTCCAATAATTACACACACACAGAGGTTGATTTATGATTCATCTCAAACAACTGCAAATACAGCAACTCAAGCAAATGTATATCATTCAGGAGGAAGTCATGGACTTGAGCTTACACAATTAAAACCAGCTCTTAATGTTTATGCTATTATAAGAGCTATAGAAAAACAATATTTTACACCTCAAGGTTATAAATTTTCTACAGACTTTTTCTATGACACCAATCCAAACCTCTCTGGTTTATATATGTGGATGCATAACAAGGCAGGAGCATTATTTGAGGACCAAGAAAAAATAGAATCTTTTACTAATTATGCTCATGTTCATGGATTGACAACTGTTGTAAATGTAGATAGTGATACAAATAGTTTTGAGTCTCCCTCAAGAAATGCAGGAACAAAAGAAAAAAAAAGGCAGAGGAGATTAAGTTTTGAGGTAATACCTTCAGGCAGTCAAGTTTACAGTATATATCTATATAAAGATGGAGAAATATTTAAAGAATATAGTGAACTCACAGGAACACAAACAGGAATAGAAACAGCTCTTGCTCTGCCAAAGGGTATATATTCTTTTGGAATTAAGTCTAATAGTGCAGGTACTTTTACTTTAAATGCAAGAGTAGAATTTACAAGAAAAACTATTTTTAACACTACCTCTCCCTCAAGGGATTTTACAATGAGTGCAAGTATTGGTACTGATACAACTTTAGATTTAGAGAGATACATACCAGATATTAAAGTTATAGACTTTCTCAGAGCTATTTTTAATATGTTTAATCTAACTGCAAGTGTGCAAAATGACAAAACAGTTAAAATACAAACCCTTGATGACTTTTATGCAAACAGCACTACAACTTATGACATAACAAAAGACCTTGATAAGACAAGCTCAATGATTGATACTGTAATGCCTTACAGACAGATTAATTTTGAGTATGAAGGTAGAGATAGTTTTTTTGCAAAAAACCATGAGAGACAATTCTATAGAAAATGGGGATGTTTAGACTATGATGCAACTCAGCACCCAAGTCCACCTGATAATGTTTTAGATGGTAGTGTGTATGAAATAAAAATACCTTTTGAACACCATAAGTTTGAAAGGCTAATAGATGGAAATAGTTCTGTAAGCTCTCCAACAAATCAAACTAAAATACAATGGGGTTGGTCAGTAGATGAAAAACAACAGCCTACAATAGGTAAACCTTTACTGTTCTATCCTGTACTATCTTCTGGTACTAATTTAAGTGTAATAGACATAGAGGGTAGTGTAAGCTCTCAATCAAGTTATTTTGTGCCAAGTAATTCAATATACCTTGAAAGACAAAAAACTTTACTTTTTAACAAAAAAAAATTAAATACTTCTGACAATATAAATTTTAATTCTGAAATTAATGAATTTGCTCTTGTGCCTTTTAATGAAACTCTCTTTCAGAAGTATTACAAATCATACATAGAGGAAGTATTTGATGTAAACAGAAGGCTGACTAAAGTAAAAGCCTACTTACCTTATGGTACACTTTTAAACCTAAGTCTTGCAGATATACTAATTATATTCAACAGAAAATATAAAATCAATAAAATAACTACAAATTTTGAGACTTTAGTTAGTGATTTAGAACTTATAAATACACACAAAGAAATTTCAGGAACTATACCATCAAGATTTTTAACCAATGAAGTAGAGATAGATGAGTCAGGCAGGACTATTTGTGAACTTACTGTAGACACTACAAATAAATTTGCAGACAATGGAGTTATAACAGCAGACCAAGACTGTAATTTTGATGGCAAGTCAATTATAAGTGCAAATGAGGTGCTTCCACAAACAGAAAAACCTAAAAACACACCTGTAATTAAAATACAAAATGAGGAACTTGAGGTAGTACCTCCTGTTTTAACTTTCCAAACACCTACAAGTGCTACATCTTCTGTAGTGTATATGAAGTTTAAGGTAACAACTCTTGGAAGTATAGCAGACCTTTCACAGATTGCAGAGTATGGATTCTTTTATTCTACAAATGCAAGGAATGATGTAGAACAATTTACAAGCAGCACAGCTATAGAGGACTTAAAATCTGCATCCAATGTAACTCATATAGAATTTTTACCATCAGATGAAGATAAATTCACAGCAGGTAAAGAGGTACAGCATGGAATACCAAGTCTATCAAACACATTTGTTTATTATAGGTTCTATGGAAGAACAAACAGAGATAGCTCATTTGACACAGGAGACTTTTTAAGTCCAACATTTGTAGGTCATACATCTCAAACCATAACCTTGACAGCGACATCAGATGTTAGAGAGTATACTAAAGATGCAACTACAGAAGTTGTAGATATAAGGATTACTCATTCAGATGGCACAGTAGTAGACTTGCAAAACCTTACAGGAGAAGGTGCAAGATTCTTGTCTAAAACTGTTCCTGTTGTTATTGCAGGTTCATCTGGTACTTTTACTCAAATTGGAACTAACAGGACTAATAGTGGATTTGTTGCATTTTTATCTACTATTAAATTTGGCGTAAATGCTTTACACATTTTACCATCAAGAAGAAATGGATATAATGCTACATCAAGATTAAGTGCTGAAACAGATGCAAGATTAAATAGAAATTCAGCTCCTGAAGTAGCTTTTTCTAATAGGACAAGTAGTAGCCAATACATATTTCCTCTAAGAGCAGAAGGCTTTAGTTTATATACTAAATCTGTAGTAAAAAATTCAGAGGCAGCTTCAGGAATTGCTTTAGCTTCTGATGGGTTCTATGCTTATTATGGTTTTGATTTAGATGGTAATTATTCAAGAAGCACAGGTGTATCAGCAGAAGTAGTAAATGGAATTGTAACTAACAGAAGATTATTTTATTAACAGATGATAGAAAATATTATTAATTTATTAGAGATAGCCAAAGAGGCTAAGACAGGAGGTGAGCATACTGATATTGCTTTAGGCAAGTATAAGTTTCCAAACAGTCTTGTAGAGGCTTACCAACAATTTAAGATACAGTTATGGCAAAAGTAATAAATGCTGAGATAGACATAAAAACAGGAACAGCTACAAAAGCTGTTGATGACTTAGCACAAGGAGTAGAAAAGTTTAATGCTGAGGTAGCAACTACAAACACCAAAGCTACTAAAGGGTTTAAAGGTTTAGAGGGAGCTGTAAAAAAAACAGGTAGAGGTTTTAAAGCTCTTGGAACTGCACTAAAAGCTGCTGGTATAGGTTTGGCTATTGCTGCTTTTACAAAATTAACTGAGGTATTCCAAGAAAACCAAAAAGTTACTAATTTTTTTAACACAACTTTTGAAGCACTTAGTTTAGCTTTTAATGATTTCTTTAATTTCTTAAATAGAAATGTAGGTACAGTTATAGACTATTTTAAAGGTCTATTTCAAGACCCTGTAACCGCACTTAAAAACTTTGGTACTGCAATAGTAAATAATGTTGTTGAAAGAGTTAAGTCTGCTTTGGATGCTTTAGGATTTTTAGGAGATGCAGTTGTAAAAGTATTTAAAGGTGATTTTGCTGGAGCAGCAGAGTCAGCTAAAAATGCAGGTAAAGAACTTGTAGATGTAGTTACAGGAGTAGATGATTCATTTGAAAAAATAGCTGAGGCTGCTCCTGCTGTAGTAAAAGGAATAACTAATTATGCTAAAAGCACAATACAAGCTGCTCAAGATACAGTAGAACTCAACAGAGCAGCAGAGGTAGGTATAGCACAAAACAGAATTATCTTAGAACAAAAAGACAGAGAAGCAGAAAAGCTAAGACAAATTAGAGATGATGAAACAAAAACTATTGCGGACAGAATAAAAGCAAATGAAGATTTAGCGAAAGTTTTAGATAAACAAGAAGAATTAATGTTAAAAAATGCTCAAGCTGTTATAGATGCAGCTCAGGCTCAGTTTGACAAAAATGCAAATGATACAAACCAAATAGCTCTATTAGATGCCAAAGCAGAAAAAGAAGGTATACTTGCACAAATAGAAGGATTTAGAAGTGAACAGTTAATAAACAGAGTATCTCTTGAGAGAGAGGCAGATGAGAAAAAAATAGAGGACCAAGAAAAACTAATAGAATTAGAAGAGCAAAGAAGAGAGGGTATATTCAGAGGACTTGATGCAGTTGCTAAAGTTGCAGGAGAAGAAAGTAAAATAGCTAAAGCATTATTTCTAATGAAACAAGGAATGATTCTCAAAGAACAAATTACCCAAGCTACAGCAACTATAGCAAGAATTACAGCATCAGCAGCAGAGTCTGGTGTAGATGGTGCAAAAGGATTCATGAAAGCAGCAGCAGCAGCACCCCCTCCTGCAAATGTCCCTTTAATAGCAATATTTGCAGCTCAAGCAGCAGGTATTGCAGCTACTATTGCAGCAGCAGTAAACTCTGCAAAGTCTAAAATAGGTTCTGTTGGCGGTGGTGGAGGTGGTACTACATCTGCACCTACTCCTCCCCCTGCTTTTAATGTGGTAGGAGCAGCACCAGAGAATCAATTAGCAGAAACAATAAGCCAACAACAAGACAGACCTATAAAAGCATTTGTAACAAGTACAGATGTATCTTCACAACAAGCACTTGACAGGTCCATAGAAGATGAGGCAGCAATTTAAAACAAAAGCATACAATTAATATTATATATATATGGATATCATAGAACTTTTTATAGATGAAAATGATGAGTCTCTTGGAATAGAGGCTATTTCAATAGTAGACAAACCTGCCATAGATGCTGATTTTGTTGCTCTAAGTAAGCAAAAAATAGAATTTGCAGAAGTAGACAAAGAGAAAAAAATTCTTCTTGGACCTGCACTTATTCCCAACAAGCCTATTTTTAGAAAGTCAGGAGACAAAGAATATTATATATTTTTCTCGAAAAGTACAGTTAAAAAAGCAAGTGAGTTATTTTTTATTAGAGGCAATCAAAACAATGCAACCTTAGAACACCAACTCAAACTAAAAGGAATGTCTGTAGTTGAGAGCTGGATAGTAGAAGGGGAGAATGACAAATCTAAAAACTATGGTTTAGATATGCCTAATGGCACATGGATGGTTGCTATGAAAGTTTTAGATGATGAGGTATGGGAAAACTTTGTTAAAACAAAAAAGGTAAAAGGATTTTCTATAGAAGGCTACTTTGCTGATAAGTTAGATTCTCCTCAAGACAGAGGTTTAAAAAGTGAACTTGCTGAATATGAAGATGAGTTGTTAGTAGAAGAACTTAGAGAACTGTTATCTGCAAAGAGAGTAGCTCTGGTAAGTTATAATGACTATCCTGACTCTGCTGTAAACAATGCAAAAAAAGCCATTGAGTACAACAAAGAGGTAGGAAACAAATGCATGACTCAGGTAGGTAAAGTAAGAGCAAGACAGATAAGTAAAAAATCAAAACTCTCCGAACAGGTTTTAGTAAGAGTTAGGTCATACTTGGAGAGAGCTGAGGTTTATTATGATGAAAAAGACAAGTCTGCTTGTGGTACTATAGCATACTTAGCTTGGGGAGGCTTGTCAATGAAAAGATATGTAAACTCTAAACTAAAATCATTAGGTTATGAAGATTTAGAACAGTTAGAAACTCAAGTGGTAGATGATACATTTGCTATCATAGATGACAGACTTGCTTACAGCTCTGTTGCAAAAGCAATAGAAATATCCAAAGACTTAGGTTGTCAAGGTTTCCATGTCCATGAGTTAGAAGATAAAAAGTGGTATATGCCATGTGAGCAGCATAGTGTAAACATGAGATATAAATGTCCAAAGGGATATAAAAAAGACTACAAAAAGCATAAGTGTGTAAAGATGACAGCAGAAGAACTTGCTGAGATAGGTCCAAGAGGAGGTATTAGAAAGAGTCCAAAAGCACCAAAGTCTGGAACACCAAACCCAAATCCAAAAGGTAAAGGCACAGCAAAAGGAGATGCTTCTACTTCAAGGGGTGCAAAGGTATCTCAAAAAGATTTAGCAGCCTTACAGAAAAAAGCAGATGACTTTAATGAAAGATACAAAAAGAAGTTAGGATATGGTACTACAGTAGGACAACTTAAAGCAGTATTTCAAAGAGGACTTGGAGCTTTTAACACTTCAAGAAGTCCAAGAATTAAATCTCCAACTGCTTGGGCACAAGCAAGAGTAAATGCTTACTTGTATTTAATTAGAAATGGCAGACCACAAAATCCTAAATATACAGGAGACTTTGATTTGTTACCTGCTAAACACCCTAAATCTAACAAGAAATGAAAAAGTATAAAAAAACACCAAGCAGAACAAGTCCAACAGGAGATAGTAGACCATGTTTATGTCCAGATGGTACTTATGCAACAAAGTGCTGTGATGGTAGCTTAGAGGCTCAGGGTATTGGTGCTTTAAGTGGTGGCTCAGTTGCTACCATAAATGGAGTAAGTAGAACAGGTTAAAAATATAACAAACTCTTAATAATTTAATTATATATAAAAGCATAAAGTATGAAACCCTCAGTACAAAAGATAATAAATAAACTACCAAAAGAAAAGGTAGACTTAGCAACTCAAAAAGTTGATTTAGGTTTGTATGATGAAATAAAACAATTAGACCAAAAGGATGCAGATTTAGATGCAAGATTTGCTAAAACAGGTTCTAAAATAGAGGCAGAATGTAAAGTTTTTTTAAGAGATTTAAATAGTTACTTGCAAAATAATGATGCTAAAAGAAAAGCAATTAGAAAAATATTAGAAGAAAAGAGAAGAATAGAAGATGAGTTAGGAGTTACAGTAAGAATACCAAGTAGTGTTAAAGATGAAGATGGTAGTGCTGTATCACAAGTAAGAACAATGATTAGTACAGTACAAAGATTTATTTCAGATTTAAAAAGTATTTAAAAATCTAACAAAAAATTAATTATTTATTATATATGTATGAAAGCACTTGATATTATAAACAAAGTAAAAGACCTTGTTGGAGTAGAACTCCAAGAGGAAGTAAAATTAGCTCAAGCTACTTTAGAAAATGGAACTGTAATAGAGGCAGAAAACTTTAGCGAAGGTAATGAGGTATTCATTGTAACAGAAGATGAAAAAGTACCTTTGCCTGTTGGAGAGTATACCCTTGAAGATGGTGAAGTTTTAATGATTAAAGAAGAAGGAGTAATAGACTCAGTAGGTGCAAAGGAAGAAGAAAAAGAAGAAGCCTCTGAGGAATTAAAAGAAGAACCTCAAGATGATGTTCAAGAACAGAACTTAGAGGAGGATAAAGAAGAAATGAAATACGCAACTAAGACTGAGCTTGAAGAAGTAAAGAAATTAGTTGAGGAAGTAAAAGAGATGGTAAAAGCAATGGACACTAAAAAAGAAGAAAAAATGTCTGCTGTTCAAGAGCCGCCTCAAAAGGTTACTCATTCTCCTGAAAATGAAGTGAAAAAGGAAAGAACCCTGTTAGAAAGTAGAAGAAATGAAACTACTTATGACAGAGTTCTAAGAAGAATTAATAATTTATAATAAGATGAAAAGAAAAGTAGATTTAAGTACAACAACTTCTTTGACCACAACTTATGCTGGGGAGTTTGCAGGACAATATATTAGTGCTGCTTTGCTTTCAGGAAAGACTTTGGGAGAAGAACTTATTACAATCAAGCCTAATATTGCTTTAAAAGAAGTAATAAAAAAGGTTTCAACTAATGACATTGTAAAAAATGCAAGTTGTGATTTTGACCCAACAAGCACAATTACATTGACTGAGCGAATTTTAGAGCCAGAGGAGTTTCAAGTAAACTTACAGCTTTGTGTAAAAGATTTTATTTCAGATTTTGAGGCTGCTGAAATGGGTGTAGGTCCAATGAACAGAACTTTACCTCCTAAATTTTCAGATTTCTTAATTGCTCATGCAGCAGATAAGGTAGCTCAGAAATTAGAGCAGAACATTTGGAATGGTACAAATGCAACATCAGGAGAGTTTGATGGTTTCAAAACTACACTTCTTGCAGATTCAGATGTAGTAGATGTTTCAGGAACAAGCTCAACAGCTTCAAATATTATTACAGAATTAGGTAAAATTGCTGATGCAATTCCTTCTGCTGTCTATGGAAATGAAGATGTTATTATTTATCTTCCAAGCAATATGTACAGAAACTACATTAGAGCTTTAGGTGGATTTGGAGCATCAGGTTTAGGAGCTGCTGGTTATGAAAGCAGAGGAACAAACCAAGACATTCAGCCTACCTTCTTTGATGGTATTAAGGTTGTTAATGTAAGTGGTTTAGCAAGTGATACAGCAGTAGCTGCTCAGAAAAGCAACCTATTTTTTGGTACAGGTCTTTTATCAGACAACCAAGAAGTAAAGGTTATTGACATGAGAGACATAGATGGAAGCCAAAATGTAAGAGTAGTAATGCGATTTACAGCAGGTATTCAACATGGAATTGGTTCTGACATTGTATTATATTCATAATTTTTAAAATATAGATAGATGAGC